GTCATGCCCTTTTCGCCAACCACGTTGGTCTTGAGCAGCGTCAGGTAACGCTTGACATAAACGTCATCACGAGCAAGCACCCGTGCGCGGTTACGCATAATTACGAGGTCAGGCTTTAACTCACTGTCTGGGCTGCGACTGGACCCAAAGAAATCGGCAAAGAGCCGACCAGTGTTCGCAGCGTGGTAGGAACGCTTTGCGACAGTGTTCTTTGCCTTCGGAGGCAAACCAAATGCTTCGCGCCAAAGACTCATAGGAACCGAACCTTCATAGTGGTTTTAGTGGGTTTACCCAATTCAATTGCATTATCACGGCGTTCTTTTACAACCTCTTTGCGGTAATAATCACGCCATAGCAATAGGTCAGAAATCGTCATCTTAGAGATAGAGCGACCTTGGATCGAGTAAGACGAAACATCCTTGTCAGCGCGACCCTCTAGCAGACTCTCGATCTTATCCAGCATAATCTCAGCATGTGTGCGGGGATCAGCGCCGTTATTGTCTAGATCGGCAATCGCCTCGAACTCGCCGCGCTCTACGACTATGCGGTTGCCGCTAGATGTCTGCGTGACCTCAAGCTGCCAGTGATAGAAACCAGTCTCGAACGATGCGGTGGTTGAACTGGTCGCTTGGAACAAATAATATCCTGTGCGCTCAATGGCAGGTATCTTAATCTCACCGCTTTGACCTGATGCTACACGAGCCACATATTCTGCCGAATAGCTGGCAGGAGGGTAATTTTCGGCAAGCGAAGTTTTTTTCCACTGAAGAAAGTCGCCAACGACAATCTTTAGAGGTTCACCTTCTGGTGCATTGCTTTCATCAAAAAGGTTTGCCATTATCCCTCAACGCCAGTTATTAGCAAAACCACCTCTTTTTGGCCCTTTCCTTGGGGCCAACGGATGCGGCTTCGCTTCTTCGGCCCCAGAAAGAGCTTCAGTCCTACGGTTTACAGTAGCATGAAACCGCTTGACTATGCTATCTATATTAATATTGAGAATATGGAAAGCGGCAATCGCATAAACTCGAACGTCAAGTGCCTCATTTCGAGTCCGCGTCTTGATCCATGCCCGTGTAGGGTAACCCTTATGATAGCGAACCACTTGTTTTTCAGCCGTTAGCTGGCGGAAATACTCATCGTCGCGTTTGGATTGAAAGTGGCAATAACCGCCGCCGGGTTCATCAATCCGTAATCTGGCGTAATGTAATTCCTTCGCAGTATCAACACCAATGGGGTAAAGCGGTATTTTTCCGATATTATTACGCGAAGGCCGTCCGACGATGGGCTTGCCCTCGCCGCCGATACCCTTGATGGCAAAAACCCTGTGCCCTGCCCTCGTTTTGGCATAGTTATACACAGCGCGGGTGTGGTGACCACCAGAGTCAATGCAAGTGGCGCGGATCAACATAGGCTCACCGCTTGGATGCTCGTATGTCGCCAGAATAATCTCATCCAGCTTCGCCCAGAGCGCCGGACTGGATGGGTCACCATACAGAACGTGGTACTCGATCTGCCAACTCTCCTCGCCAGCGCCCCAGCCGACAATCTCGACCTCTAAGCGGTCATCTTGAACGTCAACGCCACAGGTGAGGACAACAACGTCATCAGGGACGCCCTCATAATCCTCTTTGCGCTTGGAAATGGCGTAATCATCGACGCCCTCGCCCTGATCCTCCCAAGTCTCGCCAAAGAAGGTGTTGACAAAGGTCTTGAGGCGCATGGGGTCTTTGCGTGCCGCCAAAAACTCCTCAACCGCGTCCGACAGCACCGACCACGGGGAGTAAAGCGCGTTCAGATGGAAGCCAGCCACGCCATTGAACGATTTGTTGGCAACCCACTCACCCTTGGACACAGCCTTGCGCCGCTCCGCATCGCCCCAGATCGAGCCGCACTCGCAGCAGGAATAGAAGGCAGTGTGCGGATTATCATGTTCCCACTTGACATAAGACCAAGTCATTTCCTGCAAATGACCGCAATCGTGACAGGGGACCATGAACTTACGCTGGTCGCTTTCCTCATACGCAGCCTCAATGCGGCTGGCGTTCTTATTGGTTGGCGTCGATACTAAAATGATCTTCCTGTTCCAGAAGGTAGCGGCCCGTCGCTTGGCAAGAGATATAGGGTCACCTTCCTCGCCAGCAGAAGGAGGATATCGATCAACTTCATCGCAAAGAACAACACGAATCGGGCGAGAAGCAAGGGAACTAGGAGAATTAGCACCGACAAGAGAAAGAGCGCCACCGGGAAAAACTTTATGAAGCGTAGTGTTGTTTGCATCTTTAGCCTTACTATCTTTGACCTTGTCCCGAAGGCAAGGGGTTGAACGGAGAAGACCCGCAGTTACGCGGTCCTTCGAGAACGACTGGGCCATGTCCACAGTCGGTTGCATCATCAGGATTGGCGCTGGGTCGTGCGCCATGTGGTAGCCAATGGTGTTGAGCAGCATCTCAGACTTACCAAGCTGCGCACCGCACATAACCACCACCTCTTTGACCAGTGGGTCAGAGCAAGCATCCATGATGCCACGCTGGTACTCTGCTCTCGCCGTGATCCATCGACCCGGCTCCGCACTGCTCTGGGAGTCAAGCCGTCGTTCGTGATCCGCCCATTGTGCCACGCTCATGCGTGGGGGCGGCGTCATCTGCTTCATGGCCTTAGCCATTTGCTCCAGTGCGTGCTGTCTGGTGGCTTGCTCGATCATACGATTATCGTTCGACCCTTCTTCGGGCGACCAACTTTGCGCTTGGGCTTTGGCGCTTCCTCTTCAGCGCCGGGTTCACTCTCGACAGCAGCACTGCCTGTTCGCACAGGGTCAATCTCTGGCTGATAATTCGACAGTTCCGTCAGGGCCTCGCGGATCGCGCTCTCCAAAAAGTCCTTAACCTTCGCCACATCGCTCTCGTTCGCCACGACAGGCGCGACCTTGGTAGGCAGCGACAGGAATTTGGCCTTGCAAGCGTGTAGAACGCTCTCCCACGCCTTAACGACATCGTCCGTCATGCACAGTGTGCCGCGTATCTTCGCCAGTTCGAGTTCAGCGATCTCCGCTTCAGCATTAATCTTGCGCGTCCGAGCCTCGTCATAGCTGGAGCCGATAATAATACCGCCAGTTGTAGGTTTACGCTGCTGTGCTGTCACAATAGTTCCTAAATTCCCATAAAAATATTATTTTATAACTCGCTTGAAACCGGACTTATGGCTTCGTTTTGGCATTGTGACACCAACGGCTTTGCGTGTCTAGCCCCAATCTGCGCAACAATATTTCATAAATAGGTTTGGAAATTGCTGTCTCTTCAAATCAATTGGGGTCCTAATCACCCGCCCGGCCAATCCGCCCCATAGGACCCGCTTTCATATGCCTATCAGACATAGGCCACAGAGCGCCATAAACGGCCCCTAGGGCGTCAATCGCAACGGTCCTGCTAGTCATATAGCCAAGCGCAACGGCATGGCCTTAAACGGCTTCTATGGGCTTCTATTGGCAAGCGCCAAGCATAGAGCCGCGCCTATGCGATAGGCAAAAGAAAAGGGCCGCAAAAGCGGCCCAATTGTTTCGATTGTTTCGATTGTCTAAAGGATTGCCAGCAAGCGTGCAAGTGTCGGTGTCAATCGCCTAGTCCCGGCTTCTATCCGTTGAAGGTGACGCGGCCCTATACCTAGACGGTCCGCCGCTTGCTCTTGCGTTAGCTTGCGCTCTTTGCGCCATTGCCTAAGGTTCATTGACTCCACCCTTCATTGATACGATATCCGCATTGCTTTACCGCTATGCCGCGATACAACATGCCGCGCTTGATAAAATCGTGCCGCCATTTGGCTTGACCTTGCCTAAGGTTAGGCCATGCTATCTTTTGACCGTCCGCCAATATTGCCCATGCCGTCCAGTTGTTTGTCATTTGTTAGCTAACCTTTCATGAATGATTGCTTCGATTGCTTGCGCTCTTGCTTGCTCTTGTGTTGTGTTTCCCCATGAATGAAAGGCAAGTGCAAGGCGGACGTTTCGCAATTCGCGCATTGGCGCATTGGAATAGGCTTTGCGCTCTTGCGCGACTAATTCAGAATAATTCATATTAATTTACTCCCATTGCAACGACACTTGCCTTGCGCTTGCTAGTCCCATGCGCCGGGAAACCAATAATCGAATTCCGATCGATTTTTGCGCATAAGCCGCAAGTTGTGCAATTGACGTTATCAGATATCGCGGCTGGACATATTGCGACCTTGCGGCCCTTAGGCGTTGCCGTTGCCGTCACTTGGTCGCTAGGTAGGACCACCACCACCGGTCCTATTTCTAGGTCGGCCAATTGGTCCGCCTCTGCTAAGTTATCCGCCGATAGGTTAACGGCAAATCCCTTAGAATTGGCATAGGCTATGCTATGCGCGTTAGCCTCATGTTGTGCGTCAAGATTAACAGACACCGGCTTATGCGTATAGGTAAAGCCGCGCTTGCCTCTGTTAGCATTTATCAATTGGTGCAATGCCGTTGCGTCTATAGCGTCACCCGTCCCCGGCAAATCCCCTGCTTGGTTATGACGCCATAAGGTCCCCTTAGGCAACTTGGCAATTTCTTGCATTGCGTTATCCCATGCAATCCCGGCTTTGCGCTCTGTTACCTTGCGCCATAGCAAGGCAAGCGGCCCGCTATCGGCAAAACAACCGTTGTGTTTCAATGGGCAGGATTCCGGGCAACTTTCCTCTGAAGTTGTGGTAACTGGCATAGGTCCAGTTTTGGAATTGCGGCTGGTCCTAGTGAATTGTATCTGGTGCATTAAACTTACTCCCAATATTAAAAATCAATAAATATCGATAGGCGTCCAGTCACCGTCCTCACCGGCTTCTAGGACGGAATAAACGTCCTCACGGGAATAAGCTCTAACGTCTAGCGTATCAAAGTCTTCGCGAGCCGCCCGGATTGCCGATAGCATTTGTTCCACCAAATAATTCCATTGCGTATCGCTATCGACGGTTTCACCGTTAAGCGTGCCCACAACTTCAAAATCACCGTCACTTCTCTCCCATGCGAAGGTGATATAATTCGGATAGCGTGCCATTTTATTTACTCCCAATGTTAAAAGTTAATCAATTGCGCTCAATCATTGTAACACCAGTGCCCATGCCGAACATGCAAACAAGCAATATAGCAAGCGCAACATGCCCGGAAAAAAGAGCCGCGCCACCGACAAGCATAACCGTGAAAATGGTGATGCTTACAAGAAACACGATAAAGCCAAAAGTTACGTTAGACATTAGATAAATCCTTATTTTCAGTTTCAGTAACGCCTCAATAGCACGGCCAATGGCCGCGTCAATAAAAAAATGCGCCGGGATGAAAATAATTTTTGGCCGCCGACCAATGGCCGTTCACGGCCCTATATATAAAGCCTAAAATTCACGGATTGACGCGGTATTCCGACTGGCAAGTAGCCAGCAACATTATTGCTCAATGTTGATATATTATTGCGCGAACCCGCAAGAAAAAAAGTGGCCGCATCGGACCTAAATCAAAAGAGCGGAGCCTAGCGCCGGACCCCCTCCCCGGTTTATGGAGCAAAAATTTAGCCCCCTCCCGGTTTATGGGCCAAAACCCCTGCTACGATTTCTGGGCCAAAATTACCCCGTATACAATACTATGGAACAATTTTCTTTACGCCCAGCGCCTTCGCGCACTCGCCAGACCAGTACGCAAAACCGTAGATCGGCACACCATCCTCATCGAGCGGATCGAGGCCGCGCTTTGCTGCGTTATCCAAGACAATCATCAGATCGTTAAGCAGCGCCGCAGAGAAGAGATGCCTTGGCCCTTCATGATCAATGTTATCGTTCAATGTCACATCCTATCGAGATAGCGTTTCAATATACGGTCAAAGTGCCTTGGTAGGCTATAATTTAACTGCTTACGACCAACACCATAGTAGTCGTATTTCTTTGTGTAACCAACCTTTCTGGCTGGAACAAGCATTATTTTTAGGTCTCCGCCACGGCGCTCTGCAATAGCCATTGGCATATCGCCCTTCCTGCCTCCCTTGGGGACCATAGCGAAGAAGCTAACGCCTTTACGGTTGCGCTGTTTACCTTTGGGCATCTGAGACCGTGCAGTCTCAGACAACGCACCAATCGCCGCCAGCATCTCGCTGTAGCGTGCGCCATTAATGTTTCCGCTTGATCCTCTGGGATAGTCATCGCCTTGGATCGCAAACCCGGCTGGCATAATTAATCCCTGCATCCTCAGACGGCTTTCAGATGCTTTCTCCCTACGGGTTCCGCCAAAGACGTTTGGTGCGATTATAGAATTTGGCGATCCCCGTGAAGGAAAGTCCTCAAAGTAAGTCCCGGAGTTCGCAAGGCTCTGACCCAGCCGCTTACCGCCAAACTGACGATCCTTCCCATATGGTAAGGCTTTGATCAAACCTTTCTTAACATATGGTGACACCTTCTTAAAAGATGGACCCATTTCCGTTATTTGCGCCCTGTGAACATCATCCACCGTGTCAGCCATCGCACCAACGACAGCCTTCTCAATTGTCTTGGGCATCTCAAGCAGCATCTTGAACTTACGATCCAGATCGGATGTGTCCATCTTTAGAGCCAGCATTTAGATTTCCTCAAATTCACCACAGAAGCTGTAGGGACTCACCACCGGATTATGGAACTTAACTCTGTTGCGCTCATCAGCGCCCGTGAACACGGGAGGGTATCGCTTGCAGTAACCATGCAGCCCGCTGGGTGACTGCACAAAAAATATGCAGTCTGAGCATTTCTCTTCGCGGCTCAAATCATCCTCCATATTTTCACCCCTTATATTAAATTGACGATGCGGTCCAGATACCATTGCGCTTTACGCAGCGACTCATCACTCATGATAACCATCAAGTGATCCGTGCCTGTTTACGTACTTCCGAACCGCAGCGGGTGTTACCCGAAAATAAGCAGCCCAGTCAGTAATCACCTTTGTTTCACCATTATGAGTTATCCAGTTGTTATTTTTCTTATTCCTCGCCTGATCTTTTGATGTGGCCCAGCGGACGTTCCCCATCTCATAGCCATACAAATTGTCAATACGGTCAAGAGTGTGTTTCTCGCTTGGACTATCACCCATATCCTTATAAAATTGAGTGAAGTCATGCCACTCAGGTGAAACCGAAACAACCCCGTTGTATTTTGAATCTGATTTCCAAACACACCTAGCCATCATTGAGTGCCAACAACGCCATGCGCGTGTATCAGTCATACCGTGCGGTTTTCGATTACAACCACAAGACTTAGTGTTTCCGCGAGTTAGATTGTTATAAATCGCCACTGTTGTCTCTCCGCAATCGCAGCGACAGAGCCATTTTGTGTGCTTATCACCATCTTTGCGTTGGACCCTTTCAACCGCGACTAACTTGCCATAGCGCAGTCCAGATAAATCAATCAACCTTGTCATTTTTTTGACCTTCAACCTTCTTTATCAACGCATCAAGATACCAACGCGCTTTCTTTAAATCTTCAATACCATTTTTTATGCGGTAACGCCATACATATTTAAATATGTTTGCCACAAATACCGCCTCCATCGGCGATGCACCAACGACAGCCGATTGAATGGCATCGATGCACTCGATCTCACCCTGCCGATAGTGGCTTGGTGCATTCACATTGTCAGTCATATCTATCTCCAGTCATTTTCAGTCAGTGCGCGAAGTGCGCAAATTCTCTTGTATCACCCCTATATAATAAAAAAAAATATGTATACCCCTGTAACCCTACCTTTTACGTTAAAATATATATGTATCTCTATACGACTTATATATCTATATATTGCACACTTTTTATATAATATATAGATATATAGTAGTAAAAACAAGGGTTTAAGGCAGGTGCGCAATAAAGGTGCGCAATGTTTTTAAAATGCCTTATTGCGCACCTCCAAAATCAAAAGGTGCGCAATACAAAAACCCATTGCGCACCTCGAAAATCACCCTCCGTGGAACTCACGAACGATGTTTTTGACGCCCTTTTCATCACCCTTAAACCAGACATAATGAAGGCCATTTGTCTTGCTGATTTTCATCCGCCGCCCCTCTATCTGCTTATAGCCCATTTCCAAAAGTATGGCGCTTATGGCCCTCGTCTTCGGCAGCATAGTCCCTTCGGCCTCGCACAGCTTATTGAGCCATGTGACATCCAGAACCTTGTCATTGATCACATCGCACCGCATCAGGTCGATGGCGTCCTCGATAAGCGACCTGTCGGGCGAAACGCCAAGGGCAATCATTTCCTCACGCGCAGAGGTGTGCGGCGCACGCCCCTTGGCTGAGAACCCTGCGCTGATCTTCCAATTGCGTAGGAAGAATGACAGGGCGTCTGCCCGGCGTTCGCTCTCGTCGAACAGCTTGGTGAAATAGGCATCAGCCCCCAGCCGACCACCCAACTCCTCAAACAACTGCTCTTCGGACTGCACCCGTGAAAAGATCGGAGCATAGCGCCTATCGTTCTCGTTTACGGGCAGCGCGTCCTTATGGTTGGTCAAGAGCAGATACGTCTGGAAGTTTGGCACAGTGCGCTGATCGCGGCCCTTCTCCTCGATCTGGACCACATTGTTCGATACAAAGGGCTTCAGCCTGTCGATAAGTTCAAAGCGGTTCTCGCCTGAGATGCGGATTTCTTCGATGACCGCCAGCAACGCCCCATGCGCCCATGCTGTGAACCGTCCGCTCAACGCCATCGGCTCTACGTTGCGGGTCATCAGCCCCAACAGGTTCTGCATCACAACGGCAAAGTATGATTTACCAACGCCCTGCGCCCCTTGAATGAGCAGCGCCCAGTTAATCTTTTGGCCGGGATGCTGAATGATCCACGCCAGATAGTCCACCAGCAGCCGCTGTTCGTCCTCATTCTCAACCATGAAGCGCACATGACCCATGAACAGGTCGATAACCGATTGACCGTCCTCGTCCAATGTCTCGCAAGGCGCGATACCTGTCTCACGGTAAGTGTTGATGAACCGCTTGCCCTCATGCTCGAAGAAGCGACCAGCCCCCGGCCAGAACATTGTGTCAACGACGGTCTCGATGTCACAGTGATTGGCTGCAAACACAGACGGCAGCACAGCATCATCACCGAAAGCCAGCGCCATAGAGTGACCGAACTTGGTGTTGAACGCCTCACGCTTGATGCCGTAGTGCAGATCGCAGTTATAATATTCGCCCGTGGACTCGATATAGACCCACGGTTCTAACCAATCTGGCTTCTCAACCTTGTCAATTTTAACCTTTGAGGATGGCTTGAGTTGCGACTTGATGTCCGTTTTCGTAAGCCCACGCTCTTTACCCCATGCATCATAGACCTCTTGGGCCAGCAGGGAGCGTTTGTCCAAGGGCAGAACGGCGAGAGAGATGTTCTGGATGCGCGACTTGAAATCATCATATTCAGCCATGTCATCGACGTTTGAGGCCACCTCAAGCAGACGCTCAAAGGCCGACTGCTCAACAGCGACAGCCACAGAGGAAGGCCGCTCGATCTCTGCGCCACTGGCACGGGCCAGATGGATGACGGAGGCGAAGGTCACAACGCGGGTGGACTTGCCGAACGAGCGCCACTTGACTTGCATCTGAGCGGGGTCGTGCTTGTCGGACTTGGCGGACCAGTCGAGCCAACGCTTGAAGCCTGTGACTGAATCACCTTGGAACTGATGATGCAGGGCCGCACCAACCTTGATCCATTCATCATATTCGAGGGACTGCGCCGGGTAAGCGTCGAGGTAGGCGTCTACCTCATCATCGCTGATGTCAAGCGGCTGGGCGAGGACAGCGCGTTCAAAGTCATCGTTATCGTCACGCACTGGCACGGTGATGACGTCTGGCACTTCATGCGGCTCAAGACCCATCGCAACGGTCCATGCTATAGACAGGTCTGGGCACGCTGGGAGGTACATCAACTGATTTGGCACGAACGAGCATGGATCGAACGTCAACTCCGGCAGCAGGGCCGTGAAGTCGCGGGACACCTCACGATACTCGTCAGGGCTGACGGGCCGTGACAGTGGCACAACAACCCTAATCTTAGGATGCTCAGGCGTGTGGCTGAAGGTCGAGTAGGCGACGAAGGCGCAGTCGATGCTCATCACAAGCATCAGTTCCAGTTCAGCGACGGTCATGCCGACCACATTGTCAATGTCCAAGGTCAGGAGCGAACGGTTGAGGAGATTGGCCTCTTTGCGTTCGCTGCTGCTGTACTCACCCCCGACGAAATAACGTCCGCCCTTGGTCATGGCGACCTCATGGTGGCTCAGGCGCTCAACAATCTTATACCACTCAAACGACTTATTTTGCACTGTGCCGAGTTCAGTCCCGACGGCTATGGTGTATTTCACTTGTCAACGCCTCCTGTATTTAAAGCTAGTTTCACATCGTCAATGTCGAAGCGATAATGGCCTGAGCCGATTCGGATCGAAGGTATCTGTCCGGCCTTAGCCATCTTGATAACGGTATTCTTTGTCACACCGATCTGCAAGGCAATCTGTGATGAGGTGAGCATTTTCTTCATTTGCAATTTTCCTGTTGCGTATCGTTGCACATCGTCATATAGCGTCCAAACCAAATAAGCAAAAGGGAAAATGAAAA